CTCTTGTGATGGGCGTGGCCCGCGTCATCGGCGGGCGCATCATCGACCGCCGATTCACCAAGTAACACCCCCGCCCGGTGGGGCCGCTAGACTGTCGGCGGCCCCACCCCTTGTGAAAGGACCCCATCATGCTGAACTTCCACGCCCTCGAGGTCAACCGCACCACCAGCACCGTCTTGCTCGACGGCCTCCCGATCACCACCATTGGGGAGATTCAGCCCCACCTGTCGGAGATAGACGGCTTTCTATCCGTGACCGTGACCCTGCCCCTGTCTTCGATCACCGTCAAGAATCCCAGCGGGTCTGTCCGCGTCGATGCGCCCGAGGCCAGCGAGTGAGCGCGCCCCTGCGCCTCCACCCCTACCAGCGGGTGGCCGTCCACCACCTGCGGGCGCACGACCGGGCGGGCCTCTGGCTCGACATGGGCCTGGGAAAAACCGCCTCTGTCCTGTCGGCCCTGGAGGAGCGTCACCTGCCCGCCCTCGTCACTGCCCCGGCGCGCGTGACCCGCGACGTGTGGCCCGAGGAGGCCACCAAGTGGAGGCCGGACCTGCGCGTGGTGCCTGTCGTGGGTACTCCGGCGCAGCGGGCCGCCGCCTGGGCCACCGACGCGGACGTGTACGTGATCTCCCACCAGCTCCTGGGGGAGGCGGCGCGCCAGCCACACGGGTGGGAGACCTTCATCCTGGACGAAGCCAGCGGCTTCAAGAACTACCGCTCCAAGCGGTGGAAGGCCGCGCGCCTGATCGCCAAAACCGCCCGGTGCGTGTGGGAGATGACCGGAACGCCGTCCCCGAACGGCCTCCTCGACTTGTGGGCGCAGATCTATCTCATGGACTTCGGGGAGCGCCTGGGTCGCACGCTGACCGGCTTTCGCCGCCGCTACTTCATGGAGGCCGGTCGCCTCCCGTCCGGCGTGGTCACCGGATACACGCCCCGCCCCGGCGCGTCCGAGCGCATCCACGCCCTACTGGAGGACATTTGTCTCTCGATGGGCACGGAGGGGCGGTTGCAGCTCCCGCCGCTGACCATGAACCGTATCGAGGTTGAGATGCCGGCCTCCGCGCGGCGCGCCTACAAGGACATGCGGACGCAGCTCGTCGCGGACCTGTCCCTCCTGGGCGGCGTGAAGCACACTGCGTCGACGGCGGCGGTCGCCACCAACCGCCTGAGCCAGATCAGCGCGGGCTTCCTCTACGACGACGACCGGGACGGCTGGGACTGGCTGCATCACGCGAAGCTCGACGCGCTCGCGGAAGTCATCGAGGGTACCGGCTCCCCCGTTCTCGTCTTCTACCGTTTCCAGGCCGAGCTGGAGATGATCCAGGAGCGTTTCCCTGAGTCCGTTCACGTGAGTGAGTCTGGCGCGGTGAAGCGGTGGAACGCCGGACGTATCCCGATTCTGCTGGCCCACCCGGCCAGTGCCGGGCATGGCCTGAACCTCCAGCACGGTGGGCACACCATCGTGTGGACTTCGCTCCCCTGGTCGCTGGAGCAGTGGCAACAGGCCAATAAGCGCCTCCAGCGCCAGGGGCAGACCCACCCCGTCGTCGTTCACGTGATCGAGTCTCGCGGTACGCTGGACTCGAACATCCTCCGAGTGCTCGACGGCAAGGCCGGTGTCCAGGCCGCCCTCATGGAGCACCTCGAAAGCCTCATCTAGCAGGAAGGACCAAGAACAGATGAGCACAAAGACCTCCGCCAATCTCACCCTTGACCTGTCGGTCGCCCCGTCCGTATCGTCGCGCAGGTGGGAGGCCGCCACGCTGACGTGGGAGCGCCTCGTGGACCGCGCCCACAACCCAGAGGCCGTGAAGGACTGCGGCGGGTACGTCGCTGGTCGCCTGAAGGGCGCCGCCCGCCGAAAGGGGCAAGTCGAGTACCGTAGCGCGGTCACGTTGGACGCGGACGCGGCCTCCGAGACTCTGCCCGCCGTCGTCGCGGGTCTCGGACTTCGCGCCCTCGTCCACTCGACGTACAGCCACACGCGGGCGCACCCGCGCTACCGCGTGATTTTCCCGATCATGGGGCCGGGCCTGTCCGAGGAGGAGTATCCGAGGGTAGCCCGCGGACTGATCGAGGCGCTGGGTGAAGCGCAGTTTGATCCCGGATCGACCCAGCCCGAGCGCCTGATGTTCTGGCCTGCGACTGCCAACCCAGACGAGTACGAGGTGGTGGAGTGCCAGGGTGAGACGGCGACGGCGCAAAGCCTTCTCCGCGACTTCGGAGGCCTCCAGGCTACGCCCGATCACAAGACGGGGCCAAAGCGTGACCCCAAGGAGCTGCCCGGCGTGGCCGGTGCCTTCAACCGCGTGTACGACATGGCGCGCGCCGTCGCGGAATTCCACCTCCCCTATGACCCGGTGGAGGGCGAGCCGAACCGCTGGCACTACACGCCCGCCGAGTCCGAGGGCGGTGTCATCGTCTACCCGGACGGCTACGTGTTCTCCAACCACGCGAGCGACCCGGCGTATGGCCGCGCACTGTCGATGTTTGACCTTGTGGCCCTGCACGTGTATGGCGGGGAGGACCGGGCGGCGGGCGTGCCCCAGTCCACGGCCCCGGCGGATCGCCCGTCGATCCAGCGGGCCATGCGGGAGTTCGCGGCGCGTCCGGAGATCGTCACGGAGCTGGTCGCCGCTGACTTCGCGGACGTCGACGGAGACGAGGACGGCGCTCGCGGCCTCCCCGAGTGGGTCCTGGAATTTCACTTGCACCCCAAGACGGGCAAGCCACTGGACGACGTGCATAACTGGGACCTCCTCATGAAGCATGACCCGGTGTTGCGCGGCCTCGCCCGAAACGACATGACGATGAACACCGTAGCGCGCCGTGATTTCCCGTGGAGGAAGGTCACGCCCGGCAAGACCGACGTTCTCACCAGCGCCGACTTCGCCCAGATCAGCGCCCACCTACAGCGGGCCTACAACTTCCCGCGCCCCGCTCAGGAGCAGCTCCGAGGCGTGATCGACATGGTGGCACAGGATCACGCTTTCCACCCGGTGCGCGAGTATCTGGAAGGCCTGGAGTGGGACGGTGTGAGCCGTATCGAAACCTACCTGCCTGGCGCGGCGGATGCCTACACACGGCGGGTGGCTCGCCTGGTGGCGGTGCAGGCCGTGGCCCGCGCCCTCGACCCCGGCGTGAAGGTGGACAACTGCCTGATCTTGACCGGGCGGCAGGGCCTGGGCAAGTCCTGGTTCATCGAGCGTATGGCGCGCGGCTGGACCTGCACCCTCGGCCCCATCGAGAACGGTGGGCTGCGAGACACCATCATGGCTATGATGCGCTCCTGGATCGTCGTCGCAGACGAAGGCTTCGCCATGAAGAAAGCGGACGCGGAGGCCCTCAAACAGTTCATCACGCTGACCCACGACACTGCCCGCCTGCCCTACGCCAGGGAGTCGGTGGACGTGCCTCGCGCGCAGGTGATCTGGGGAACCACCAACGACGCGGTATTTTTGCGGAGCCAGGAGGGCAACCGCCGTTTCCTGATCGTGGAAGTGACCGAAAAGCTGGACTTCGGTAAGTACACGAGCGCCTACGTCGACCAGGTGTGGGCCGAGGCCGTCCACGTGTACAAGGAGAGCCTGGTCACCTACGCGGGCGAGGACCGCAACCTGGAGCTGTTCCTGGACGACGACGGCGAGGCTATGGCTGAGACCATCCGCTCGATGGCGACCGAGGAGGACAGCCTGGCTGGCCTCATCCAGTCCTACCTGGACACCCTCGTCCCCGAGAACTGGGCGGATATGTCCCCGGACGAGCGTATCAGTTGGCTACAGGACGAAGAACAGGGTATAGTGAGTGGCACGCACCCGATTGAAACGGTGTGCTCACTGGAAATCTGGGAGATAGCGCTAGGCCGCGAGCGTGGCAAACACTCGCGCGTGGACATCCTCCAGATCACGAACAAGCTGAAGCAGCTACCCGGCTGGTTTGGCCCGTCCCCGAAGGCTCTACGCCTGCCGTTCTACGGCCCGCAGCGTCTTTTCACGCGACTGGTCGAGGACACCACCGACGTGAGCGACTCGCCCGAGTCACTCATCTAACCGATCAACGATCACCAAGGAGAACAGGATCATGGAAATCAACATCACGCTGGACGTTAAGGGCGCTTCGGTCGAGGAGGTGCAGTGGCTGGCCGGTCTGTTGGCGGCGCAGCGCACCGCTCCCGCGCCGATCACCGTCGAGGCCGAGACCGCCGCGCCCGCCGCCCCGGTCGAGGCGGAGGACAAGCCCAAGAAGGCGGCGAAGAAGCCCGCCGCCAAGAAGGCCACCCCGAAGAAGGCCGACCCCGAGCCTGAGCCGGAGCCGACCGAATCCGCCCCGGTGGAGGACGAGACCGACGGCGCGACCCTCAACGACGCGGACGCGCCCAACGAGGAGGCGCTGAAGGCAACGGCCATCGAGCGTGCGACCGCGCTCCTGGCGACGGAGGGCGGGGCCGAGGCCGTGAAGGCCGCGCTCGAAACGGTGGGCGCGCGCCGCGTCTCTGCCCTCACGGGCGACGGCGTTCGCGCCTTCCTCGACGCTCTCCCGGAGGCCTGAGACATGCCTCCCAAGGGTCACGCAAACCTGGGGCCGTCGAGCGCTGCACGCTGGCTATCTTGCCCTGCCAGCGTGCCGCTCGCGGCGGCGGCACCCACCCCGCCCGAAACGCCCTACGCGGCGGAAGGCACGGCGGCGCACGCGCTCGCGGAAATCTACGCCCGCTTTGAGCTGATCGACCACGACGAGGCCCGCCGAGATCACGCGCTCGCCCACTGGGACGCGAAGTACGCGGCGGAGTACGACCGCCGAGACATGGAGCGCCACGTGGGTAAGTACGTCGACCAGGTGCGCGCCGCCCTCGACTCCGAGCCTCACTCGGTTCTGCTCCTGGAGCAGCGGATGGACACCGGGGTGCCCGGCGTGTGGGGCACAGGCGACGCGGTGGTGGTCTCACCCCGCCTCGTCCACGTCCTCGACCTCAAGTACGGTCAGGGCGTGCCGGTGAACGCCGTCGGCAACCCGCAGCTCCGCCTGTACGGCCTCGGGGCCATGAACGAGTTCGGGGACCTCCTGGGCAGCATCGAGGAGGTGGCGGTCACCATCGTTCAGCCGCGCCTTGGCAGCGTGTCCTCCGAGACGCTCACCGTCGCTGAGCTGACCGAGTGGCGCGACACCGTGGTGATGCCAGCCGTCCAGAAGGTCGAGGACGGGGCGGGCGACTTCGGTCCTGGCGAGGCGGCTTGCCGTTTCTGCCCGGTCGCCGGGGAGTGCCGCGCCCGCCGTGACTTCCTGGTGGCCCGCGACTTCGGGGACCCCGATCTCCTGGACGACGAGGAGGTGGGCGCGGAGCTGGAGCGCGTCGCACAGATCCGCCACTGGTGCGACGCACTGGAGGGCGTGGCCTTCGACCGCATCTATACCGAGGGCCGGACTATCCCCGGCTTCAAGGTGGTGGCGGGTAGGGGTCGCCGCGTGATCACGGATGCGCCCGCCGCGATCCAGACGCTGATCGACGCGGGATACCAGCCCGAACAGGTGGCGGAGTTTAAGGTTCTGCCCCTGGGCAAGCTGGAGAAGCTGGTGGGCAAGGCCGATCTGCCCGAGCTGATCGGCGCGTACATCACCAAGAAGGAGGGCAAGCCCTCTCTGGTGGGGGATGCGGACCCGCGTCCGCCTCTCACAGCCGCTTCGAGCGCGGCGGCGGACTTCGGGTAGACACGAGTCCAATAAAGCGCTATACTAAGGGTGTGCCGGGGCCTTGAGCCTCGGCCCCGGCACGCTCACCGATTCACGATTACACGAAAGAGCTGATCACAATGGATAATCCCCGCAAGGTTGTCACCCGCGCAAACGAGAACATCCGCCTCGGCTACGTTCACCTGTTGGAGCCTTACGCGGCCTCCCAGGAGCAGGACCCCAAATTCTCGTGCATGTTGATCATTCCCAAGACGGCAAAGCGCACGCTGGCGGCGATCAAGGCCGCGCAGCAGGCCGCGATTGAGGAGCAGAAGGCCAAGTTCGGCGGCAAGGTGCCGAAGAACCTGAGCACTACCCTCCACGACGGCGACGAGGACGCGGACCTCGAACGCAACCCGGAACTTGAGGGGTGCTACTACATGAACGTGTCGGCTAAGCGTCGCCCCGGCGTTGTGGACCGCGACCTGAACCCGATCCTCGACAGCACCGAGGTGTACTCGGGCATCTACGCCCGCGTGTCCATGAGCGCCTACTGCTACAACACGAACGGCAATAAGGGCGTGACCTTCGGCCTGGAAAACGTTCAGAAGGTCCGCGACGGCGAGATGCTGGGCGGCGGCGCATCCCGTGCTGAAGACGACTTCGACGTTCTGGAGGACGACGAAGACGATCTGCTGTAACATAGGCCCTGATGGGTCCCGACCCCGCAACCACCGCCTTGGTCCTGGCGGTTGCGGGGTCTTTTTGTGCGCCTGGCTTGCGCCCTAGCGCTTGGGTGTGCTATGCTGGTTTAAGTCACCGCCCCGGTGACCCTTAGCGAAAGGAACCCATCATGCCCCGCACCCACGGCCTACGCGCGACCTACGTCGCCGGGTGCCGATGCGACAAGTGCCGCGAAGCCTCGCGCGCCTACAACGCCGCCCGCGCCTCCCGCATCACCGATCTGAAGCCCATCCACAAGGAGAAGCTCCAGGCCGCGCAGAAGGCCAGCCAGGAGAGCGCCGAACGCACACACCGCCCCTGGGAGACCTGGGAGGACGACCTGGCCGCCGACTACTCCCAGCCGGTCCTGGAGATCGCCCGCAAGCTCGGGCGCACCGTCTCCTCGGTGCGTAACCGCCGCGCGGTGAAGAAGCTGCGCGCCCGCTGGTATGCCGCCCGCGTCCTCGAGGGAGGCGAGCAACTGTGAAGAAGTACCAGATCGACTGGGTGCAGTTCGCCGCCGCCCTGATCACGGTCGGTTGCCTGGTTGGTGCCATCGTCGCCATGTTCGCCATGCCGCGCCAGCCGTGGCCGGTCACCTTCCCGCTGCTGTGCGTCGCCGCCCTGGCCGGGTGCGTTGTCGACGCGCGCCTGGAGGACCACTGGCTGCGAGGCATCTGGAGCGACCGGGAGGGCCGGAAATGAAGAACCTCCAGATCGACTGGGCGCAGTTCATCGGCACTCTGATCACCGTCGCCGCCCTGGTGGTCGCCTTCCCGCTCCTGTGCGTCGCCTCCGTCGCCTTTGTGATCGCCCTCCTGCTCTCCCGCCTCGCCGCCCTCGTCTCGGTGATCATTGACGAGCACACGGAGGCCCGCAGCCGGAAGGGGCAGAAATGACTACCCTCTACATCGACATCGAGACATACAGCACCACCGACATTAAGCGCGGGGTCTACAGATACTCCGAGGACCCGGAATTCCTCGTCCTCATGGCCGCGTGGGCCATCGACGATGATCCCACACAGGTGGCTATCGGCCACGAGGAGATCGCCGCTATTCCCCACCTGCTCGATGGCTCCAACGTCGTTGTCCGCGTCGCTCACAACGCCCAGTTTGAGCGCGTTTGCCTCTCCCGCCTCGCCGCCCTCCCGGTCGGCTCCTACCTCCCGCCTGAAGCCTGGGAGGACACGATGGCGCTCATGGCCGAGTGGGGATACCCGCAGTCCCTGGAGGACGGGGCGAAGGCGCTCGGGGCCGAGCCGAAGGACGGCGCGGGCAAGGACCTGATCCGCTGGTTCTGCCAGCCCGCCCGCAACGGCAAGCGCCGCCTGCCCGAGGACCACCCGGAGAAGTGGGCGGCGTTTGTCGAGTATTGCCGCCAGGACGTGGACACGATGCGCGACATGCACAAGCGCCTGTTGGCGAAGCATGGGGCGTGGCCGACCGAGCAGGAGCGCCAGGTGTGGATCGCTGACCAGAAGGTCAACGACCGGGGCATTACCGTGGACCTGGAGCTGGCGGCGCACGCCGTCGAGGCCGCGAGCGCAAACACCGAGGAGGCCAAAGCCGAAGCCAGGGCGATCACCGGAGTGGAGAACCCAAACTCTCCCGCTCAGCTCCTCGCCTGGTTTGGGGGTCTCCTGCCGGACCTGAAGGCGGACACGGTGCGCGCCGCGTTGGCGCGCGACGATCTGACCGCCGATCAGCGGCGCGTCCTGGAGCTGCGTCAGGGCATGGCACTGACCGCGCACAAGAAGTTCCAGGTGGCGCTGGATGCGGCCAGCCCGGACGGGCGGCTGCGCGGCGGCTTCAGGTTCTTCGGCGCGCACACCGGACGGTGGGCGGGGCGCGGCCTCCAGTTCCAGAACATGCCCCGCGCTGGCTTCTCGTCCGAGGTGGAGCAGGACGCGGCTCTCCTGGACCTGCGCCTGGGCCTCGGGGCCGACCCGCACACGCTGAAGGCCCTCGTCCGCCCCATGCTCGTGGGACCGTTCACCGTGTGCGACTACAGCGCGATTGAGGCGCGCGTGGTCGCCTGGCTCGCGGGCGAGGAGTGGGCGCTGGAGGCCTTCGCCAATGGCCGTGACATCTACGTCGAGACCGCCAACCGTATGGGCGGCGGTATGGGCCGCAAGGAGGGCAAGGTGGCCGTCCTGGCGCTCGGATACAACGGTGGTGTGGGGTCGCTCCAGGCTATGGGCGGGTCCGCGCTCGGTGATGAGACGGTCCTCCAGCGGATTGTCGACCAATGGCGAGCAGCCAACAGGAACATCGTCCGCTTGTGGGGTCGCGTGGAGCGTGCGTTCTATTACGGCGGGCAGGCGGGCGAGCACATCCGGGTGGAGGCCAGCGGGTCGGATCGGCTGGTACGCCTGCCGTCCGGTCGCGCCGTCGTCTACCACCAGGTGCGCGCGTCGAGGGACGGGCGGCTGTCCTTCCAGGACCCGAGGCAGCGGTGGCGCACGGACACCTACGGCGGTCGGCTCGTGGAGAACATCACGCAGGCGGTCGCCCGTGACGTGCTGGGCGCGGCCCTGGTGCGTTTGGACGAGGAGGGCCACCGGGTGGTCGGTCACGTCCATGACGAGGTGATCGTGGAGGCCGCGCCCGGCTCGACGGTGCAGGCGGTGCATGACGTGATGGTGCGACCACTGGACTGGTCGGAGGGCCTGCCCCTGGAGGCGGCGGGCTACGTGTGCAATCGCTATCGGAAGGATTAGCGCTTGCATGGGGTCGCCGGGTGCGCTATACTGACTCATGTCACCGCCCCGGTGACCCCCATCCTGAAAGGACCCATCATGCGAACCGTTATCGCCGTCGATCTGGACACCATGCGCGAGTTGGCCGACGAGGAGGCCCGCGTCCGCGCCGAGAAGATCGACTGGTGCGAAGCCGCCTACCGTGAGGAGGCCGTCCGCCGCGTCGAGGAGCGCCGCGAGACCCAGAAGATGCTCGAGGTGTGGGAGGCTCGTCGCCTCGCCCGCCTGACCGCCATCGAGAACACGGCCTTCGGGGCCATGACCGACCTCTACATGGCGACCGTCTGCTACAGCTTCGCGGATCACGCCGTGGTCGGTAAGCTGGTGAAGGACGCGCAGGAGGCGCTCGCGGCGTTGCAGCGGTACGCGCTCGCGGAAACCACGAAGTAGCGCTTGCACACCCCGCGCGGGTGCGCTATACTTAAACACGTCACCGGCAACCCCGCCAAGCACTTCACCGGCGCGATCTTCGCCGAACGCTTCGAGGCCATCAGCCGTGGCCGCTTCTTCGTCGGCAACATCTCCGTCACCTACACCAAGGGCACCGGCTACCGCCTCATCCTCAAGGCCGAGGACGGTAACCGCCTCCTCGAGGTCACCGAGAAGGACACGATCGGTTACGACCGCGCCCTGACCATCGTCTCCGAGTGGATGAACCACCCGGCCAACCGCGACCGCCTCCCCAAGGCGAACCGCTAACCCACACCAGGGAGGCCCCACCACCCGGTGGGGCCTCCCACCCAACACCCCTGAAAGGACACCATCATGGCAAAGAGCAAGATCGAGATCCCCGTCAACGGCGGGACCGGAAAGCTCATCTACTGGATGCGCCAGCACAAGCTCGGCCTGCCCGGCAAGTTCGGCCTCATCCCCGCGACCGACGTCGACGTGATCAACATCGACCACCCCGAAGTCGCGGGCGCGCCCGGCCAGCAGATCGTCTACATCCTCGCGGAGGGCGTGCTGTACTCCTACGGCATCCCCAAGTCCAGCCTGGACGACCTCAAGGAGATCGGCCGTCAGATCGGCGGCGCACGCGACATTGCCCGCATCACCCAGCAGCTCAACAACTGAGAAAGGCCGGACAATGGACTCCCCCACGCCCTCGCTCACCGACCTGGCGACGATGACCGCCATGCGTATCGCCACCAACGGTAGGGCGGTCGCCAGGGTCACCGCTGAGGTAGCCCTCTCCAGGGTCACTGGTGAGTACCTCGCGGGCTTCGCCTTCGACCTCAACCCTATCGAGCGTGAGCGCGTCGCCCGCGAGATCAACCGGGACCTCAACGAACGTCACCAGCTACGCTCCTACGTCGTGTGCGAGGAGACCAGCGAACACCGTGACTACCTCCTCTCCTACGAGGTTCTCTACTACAACGACCACGCGCGGGTGACGTTCACGCTCACCGCCGCCACCCCACCGCCCCTCAACAACTTCAGCCCCGAGTGGCTGCAACGAGTAGCCAGCAACTGAGAAAGGACCAACCGCCATGACCATCACAGACGATCTCCTTGAGGGCGCTCGCGCTCTCAAGGACGCACTCGATGCCCTCGAATTCTCCATGAAGTCAACCGTGCTCCAGCGGGGACACGTCATTATCCCCGACGACGAGGTGACCGGCGAGTACCTCGCCTCTCTCCCGGTCGGCCTCACCCTCGATGAGCGCGAGCGCGCCGCCGCCCAGCTCGATGACCTGTTTACCGTCCGCCGCGAGACGAGCGGTCGCGTCTTCTTCCCGCTCACCAATGAGCACAGCGGCAAGCTCGCCGTCTACGAGCTGAAGGCCCACGAGGGGCACACGCACGTGGAATTCACGCTTGCCATCCACCAGCGCGACGCTGAAACCAACTGAAAGGAACCATCATCATGTCCGCACGAGAGATCGACATCCACGACCGCCGAAACCTGATCGAAGTTATCCGACGCGTAGCCTACGCCGAAACCGTGTATCTGGGGGTCGCCGTCCTCCACCAAGACATGAACGTCGGATACGCCGTCGCAAACATGCTCCCAGACCTCGGTGCCACCGACCGGGGTGTCATCGACGTGGTTGTTAATGGGGCCGTCGAGAAGGCCGCGCGGCGTGGCTTTCTCGATGATGCCCTTCTTTTCGACATCCCCGTCAACGACGACCAGCACCACGAGCGTCTCCTAGCCGTCATCGAACTGTACGGGTACGAGCCGATGACCCCGAGCATTAATAAGGGGTGCCGGACGCAGGTCCTCGTTCGCCTTACCCAGGCCAATCCGGACATGCCCGGCGTGAATGAGAAGGCCCTCCAGGACCTCGAGGACGCGCTGAACGCCACCGACGGGATGCGGGCGGGCATGTCCTCCTACCTCATCACCGGAGATCCGCAGGACCTCCTCGACGGGCTTCGAGCCGCGGACTCCGAAAACTGACCACACCTGAAAGGACCAACACCATCATGGACTACGGCACCACTCCCCAGGACCTCCTCCTGCGCGTCGCCTCCGAGAAAGCAGCCGTCTACGGCATCTCCTGGCGAAAGCGCGGCGAGGCCTTCTCCATCGTCCCAAACGTCGCCCGCAAGGTCGACCGCCTGGGAGCGCCCGGCGCGGGCGACACCGAGCTGGACACGAGGATGGACCTCGTGAACTACCTGGCGTTGTACGTCGGTTGGACGTGGCGTAACATCGTCGGCTCCTACACCGCCCAAGCGCCCGCCCTCGTCGCCCGCCCCGCCCGCATGGGCGACCTCGACTACGAGACCGGCGCAAACTACGACACCGCAGCAGCCGCCCAGGTGATCGAGCGGTGCGCCAGCCTCGTTAGGGTCCCCATTGTCACCAGCCCGGACGAGCAGCTTATCAAGCTAGTTCAGCTCGACCTCGAGGAGCTGTGCGACGAAGTTCTGAGCCGCGAGCGCAGCATTGACCGCAGCCTGGCGATCCTGAGCCGCCTCCTCGAGAACGCGTGGTCGCTATACCGCCGCGAGTGGGAAAGGTCGTTGCCGCTCCACGTCCAGGACGCATACCCGGACCCCCGCCCCTCCTGAGCGCACACAAGACGAGGCCCCTCCAAGCCGATCAGCTTGGAGGGGCCTCCTGCTATGCCGCCTACAGTGTGTCCCAGCCTTCCGGGATGGGGTCGGACGGCCCAGCCGGGGCAGGCGGAGCCGGTGGTGTTACACCAGGCTGCGCACCGGGACTAATCGGCGCGACAGTGGTCGGCTCCAGCAGCTCCGCAATCGTCACGTGCTGACCCTCCGCCAGGTCCATCTCACGCTCAGCCAACAGGCCCGCTGGCGTGTACACGCGGAGCCTGTACCGCCCAGGGTGCAGCGCGACCGAGATCGGCGCGCGGACACCCGCCGCCAGGTTGCCCTCAACGATCACGTTCCCGTCCGCCAGCTTGCCAGGGTCAGGGATGGGCTTCGCATTGATCGTCATGGGGACGATACGCCCGGTGGGGGTCTGCACAGACCCCTCGATGAAAGCAGTCATGACGATGCTCCTATGGTCGAGAGCGTATCTCGGAGCGCCTCGTGCTCCGCCCACGCCGTCTCCTGAATACTGTCGATCCGAGCGCCCAGGTCGCGCATGTCGCGGTCCTGTCGCTCGGTGATATTGGTGAGCACCTGACCGTGGCTGGCGAGTACCTGGCCGTGCGCGTCCAACGTCGAGCGGAAGCCCTCTTGGTTCTGCTCGATGCGGCGCACCGCGTCCTTGATGCTGCCCCCATGATTCGGAGTCACCTCATGATGGACTTCGGACAGCGAGGCCTCCAGCGCGTCCAGACGCTGGTCGATCTTCCCCGCGATAGCTTCAAGGGCGGAGGACGTTTCGGCCTGCTCACGCTCCGCGCGAGCCTTGCCGACCTGCTCCCGGACGAGGAGCGCCTCCGCCTTAGCCTTCTCTCGCCCCCACTTCATGCCAGCGAGAACGGACACAGCCGTCACCAGGCCCCCGAAGGCAACTCCGGAGGCGCTGATGACGGCCACGACCTCGCCCGGACTCACTGGCCCGGCTCCTCCCCGTCGCGCTCACCGTAGATCGGGGCCTCGTAGACCCCGCCCGTGTGAGACGCGGCGATCACGAGAGCGATCAGACCCAGGGCCTTGTCCGCCACGTCGAGCCAGTGCGTGGACTGCTCGGGTGTGACGTACCCGTAGGCCATGCCCAGCGCCAGGAGCGCTGCAACGATGCCATACAGGGCCTTGCGGCGGGCGGGAGTGAGGGCCGCCCACCGGGTGCGATCAGTCGTGAGAGCGTGCTTCGGTGCGCTCATGATTACCATCCTCCGTTCAGCAGCTTCTGCTGCATTGCTTCGACCGTCGGAGACGGGGCATCCAGCGCCCCGTCGCCTTCCAGTCCGTACCGTGCGGCGAGTGCGTTCGCCGTGTCCGGCCCCATGAGGCCGTCCGCCTCGACACCGAGGGCCGTCTGCATGGCCTCGATGAGGAGGGAGCCTTCCGCGACCTCGGTGGGCACAAACTCCCAGCCGGTCGTGCAGCCGGGCAGGTTGTCGCGGTTCACCGCCGCCTGGGACGACACCACTCCGTCCACGGTCGTGCCGAGGACACCCTGGAGGAGGCGGGTCGTCGCGTCGCCCCAGTAGCCGTCCACGGCGGGCTGGTGGGCGGCGGCGGGGACGATGCTCGCGCCGCGCAGCGCCGCCAGCGTCTGGGGACCGGGAATACCGTCGATCTCCAGCCCGCCGTTAGCCTCCTGGAAGGCCTTAATGGCGTTGTACGTCTGTTCGCCCAGGATGCCGTCTGCGCCGTCCTCCCCGAGGTCGTAGCCGCGCGCGAGGAGCTGGGTCTGGACTTCGCGCACGTAGTCCTCGCCGTAGCCGTTAGCGTTGTAGCCGGAGCCGTGGCCGTAGGTGGAAACGCCGCCCGTGTCCGACCCCGTGTAGCGGAGCACGCAGTCCCACGGGTAATTGTAGTAAGGCTTGACGTTCGTCTCGTTGGCCTGGTCGCCCGCCTGTCCGCCCGCGATCTCGCCGCGCTCGTCAATCGAGGCCTGAGCGAGCAGACCACCACCCAGGTAGACCGCCACGTGGTTGGCGTGGTTCAGCAGAATGTCGCCACGCTCCAGGTCGGTGTCCGGGTCGAGCAGGTCCCAGCCGCGAGCGGTAAGCTCGCGCGCCATGTTGCCCGTGTACGTCGCGTTGCCGGTGTCAAACCCGCGTGCCTTCAGCACGCCGATCACGAGCGCGGAACAATCCGTCTCGCCACCCACGCGCAGGTCCCAACGGTTCCACTGGTCATAACCCAGGTCACCGTACTGGCACCACCACTGCATGTCATACGCAAAAGCGTCAATATCTGGCATGTTCAGTTCTCCTTCTTATCCTTGAGTGCCTGCCGGAGGGCGAACAGGAGGTGTTCGTCCGTCACGGCGAATAGGTCCTCGCCCACCTCGGGCGGGACCTTAGCCAGCGCCAGGTACCGCTTCTCGAACGCATCTTCGTACACGTCAGCGATAGCCTGCTTGCCCGTGTTGTCGGCATTGGAGACGACGATGTTACGCCAGGAGGCCTCCACCTCGTTCTCCGTCATGCCCAGCGTCGCCGCCAGAGCCACGGCACGCTCCTTGAGTGCGGCATCCTTCGTCACCGCAATGAGTGCTCGGCTAGTTGCAGCCATTCTTGCCCCCTTCTAGGCCTTGATAATGTAGCCCACCGCGTAGAACGGCGGGAGGTTGTTGTGCGGCTGGTTGCCACCCGCAGCCGCCGCGTCCAGGTAGCCGAGCTGACCAGACCCGGACCCCGCCGCGATAGTCCACTTGCCACCCGAGCCTGCATCCGACCGCCAGATGCCCACGCCGCCAAACCACGAGCTGTTGTAGCCCTGGCCGATCACCTTATGGGAGTGGAAGGGCATCTCCGCCTTGGTCAGGGTGTGGGTCTCCTCGCCGCCCGTCTGCGCTCGCGGGTGGGAGGCGGACGACCCCATGAGGAAACGCCCGCGAAGGTCCGGGACGGCGAAGTCCGTGCCCGTTCCCGTCGCGCCGAGGACCGCCGCGAGCGCCGGATACTGCGCCTTCTTGTAGGAGCCGCCGTCGCACAGGAGCCAGCCCGCCGGGGCGGTTGCGCCAGCATAAGCCACGACGGTGCCCACCGGGGCGGACGAGCCGCCGTCGCCCGTCTGCGTCTCCCGCACCGTCCCGAGCAGGTACAGGCGGCGGTTGACGCTGACCGTCCAGACGCGGCGGCCCGTCTTCAGGTCGCCCGCAAAGTTAATCGGGTCAGCGGACAGGGGCGTTGCGTCGCCGTCGAGCTGCACGCGCAGCGGGTCGGTGCCGACCACGACGGCCCACCGGAAGACGGGCGCGAGGTCGAGGCGCGAGCGAAGGCCAGCCACCACGTTCATGAGGTAGTCGAGGGTAGTCATAGGTCGGTCACCTCCAGGAGCTTTGTCTTGACGAGCGCGGTGGGGTCCAGGCTGTACTCGATCTCTTTCACCACGCCCTGCGCCGTGTGCCCCTGACTGGAGAAGCCCGCCACCTGGTTAGGCTGGAGGGGCACCGGCATGTGCTGAATCGTGATCGACGCGGACGGCGTAGACACGTCGATCAGGCGGCGGCGCGCCTGCGAGTCGATAGACTCCTGGTTAGCGGCCTCCACGCCGGTCTGGGTCTCGACAATCCACCGCCCGCGCGCCTGGAACGAGTAGGCGCTGGCGGGGTCCTCGTTGGTCGCAACACCCACCAGCGCCGCCTTATCCTGGCTCCCCTCGGACACGAGTACCACCTTGTTGGGGACGCTGGCCGCGTCCAGTTCGCGCTCCCACTCGGGGAGGTGGATAGCCCGCGCGCCCTCCCGGAAGTCGTAGGCCACGCCGCGCGCCGCCGGACGCACGTAGGGGTCAAGGTGGACCTGACCCGCACCGTCCGGGTGTGCCGACCAATAACCAGCCGCGCTCAGTAGCTCATTGGCGATAGTCAGCTTGGACTTGCCCGGGTCGTACACGATGTCCGACGACGCGGTGGCCGTCGAGGGCGTGATGGATAGTCGTTCCAGGCCGGTGTCGCGCAGAAGCCCCGCCGCCACGTCGATCAGATTAGAGCCAGCCTTCACCACATACGTGCGGTCCACGCAATCAGCATCCGGGAGGGCCAACGGGGAGGACAGGTCAACGTCCCACGTGGACCCCGCCTCACCGTAGGAGCGGGTGGGCGCAGACAGGAGAAACACGCCCAAGCCCCACGAGGAGCCGGACGTAGCGTAATCGACGCGGACGCGCTGAGTCATCCAGTCGATAGGCCCGCACGCATCCGTGAGATGCAAGCTCCCGGATGCGCGAAGTCGCGTCGAGTTGCTCAGGGTGATGTTCCCGCCGGTCACGCCGTCAAGACGACGGACTACACGGTCCTTGGAGTCCAGGAGAGTGACCGTGTAATCCGCTTGCCGGTGGGTGTCGAGGGCGCTCACTCGTCGGTCTCCTTCACCGTCCGAGCAAGCACGTCACGAGACAGCTCGATCAGGCCGCGCCGGGTGATCAGAGACCCCCGGCCCTCCAGGAACCACAAGGCCCTGGAGTCCTCGTCCGCCTCCGTGGTGAGCACCTCGCAGGAGACGGTCCACGCGCCAACCAGCGCGCCCTCCGGATACTTCTCACGGATCAGCTCCGCGAGCGCATTTTCCACGTGGTCAAGCCGGTTACTCATGGTCCACCTCCTCGACCTCCAGCTTAACACTCCACTTGCCGGACAGCGCCCGGTCAGCGTTGAAGTCTTTGACCGAACAGTAAACCCTTCGGCCCATCGGGTCGCGGTAGAGGAACGGCCCCGGCATGTAGGACAGCTCCTCCAGCCGCTGGATCATCCAGAAGTCCTCGTCGAACAGCGTGGCCGACAGGCTTAGGGTCTTCTGGCGGTGCCGCCCTGCCATCTCCACGGCCCGCTCGCGGCCCGCGAAACGGTACAGCTTGCGGTTAGCGAGGCCCGTCTTACACGAGTGCAGCGGGTCCCACCGCAGCGGGACGGTGAAGCCGAAGTTCTGGCCTCCCCCGATCCACATGGCCCACGAGTCCAGGACCATCTCCTCGGTCGTGACCGCCGACGACGGCAACGCCGACGTAGCCGTCACGCGGTAGGCCGCCGCGCCGTGACTGACCGACTGGTAATCGAGGAGCTGGCCGGACACGGGCAGGTCCTCCGTGATGACCGTCCACGTGCGCCCACCATCGTCGGAGCGCTCCACCCTGTTGCGCACAGCGGCGGGCTTACCAGCCTCCGGGGCAGGGTTCACCACCCGCACCCGCACACACCCCGCCAAGTCGTCCCACTCCGGATACACGCGAGGAGCCGGAGGCTTCTCATAGGCCACGGCAAACGTCTGGTTGACGATGCGGGACTGCACGCCGTGCGCGTTCGTCGCAACCACAACCACGCGGTAAGTGCGACCATTCTCCAGGTACGTGTTCAGGCGGACGCGGGTCAGCGGCCCGCGCACCTCCTGCGTCTCCACAAGGTTGTTGCCACCCAGGTACAGCTCGACGCGGGCGCTCGACTGCGCCGGGCCACCCTGCGACGAATACGACCACGCCACCTCCACGAACGACGTTTTGACCGTCTGGGAGGGAGACTGAATCGACACGACGGGACGCGGCTCCACGTAGAACGTCGCCCGGCGCGAGATCGGAGACGCATCCGCGTGCAAGCCCCAGGTCTTCACCCAATACTCGTAGGTGCCAACCTGAAGCACGCCCACCGTCGCCTGCTGCTCGGTGGCGCGACGGTCGAACGTCGGCCCCGGCGCGCCCGTCGCCTTCTTCTGATACTGAAGGCTGTAGCGGGTCTGTGGGCTGGAGTCCGTCGGATTATGCCGCCAGGTCAGAATCACCGGGTCGTCCGACGGGAAGTACACGCCGTCCGACGTAGGCTCTGGCGCGTTCGGGCGAGCCAGGAGCTGCACGACGTTAGACGGAGCCGACTTCGCAGACTCCACGGTCCCGCCGACGCAGACGACGCGGTACTGGTGAGTCACGTCGAGGCGTGGGTTGCGGTGCAGCAGGAAGGCCTCGTGGGTCTTGATCGAGACCTTCGCAATCAGCGTGTTACCGTCGTAAACATCCCACCTGGTCGGAGTATAGGGAGCCTTATTCTCCCACGTGATCAGAATGTCGCCGTCCGCGTTCTTCTCCGCGCGGACGTTGACCGGGGCGGGCGGAGTCGTGAACACCGGCTCCGCCTCAGCATAGGCCGAGCCGCCCGCGCTGTTCTCCGACTTCACGCGGTACGTGTACTTATGACCGGCGGTCACATTAAAGGTCGCCAGGGAGACCGCATTTTTGACCGGAGCGACAACTTCCCAGTCCGCGGACTCATCCACCCGCCGCTCGACCACGTAATTGTCGATAGGGTTGGACTCGCCCTGGGGCGGCGCAATCCAGTCCACCGTGATCTGAGAGTCGTTCACGCGGGTGGCGTGGGCGACCGTCGGAGCGTTCGGAACATTGACCGGACGGGAAGGCAGCGTCAGGTAGTTTTCTACCGCCGGGTTGCCGCCGTTCCAGATCGGCCCGAGGCTCGCGCCAATGCCCACCGTGGTCTCCTGCCCGTACTTCAGGGGGACGTTGAAGCTCCACTGCGACAGTTGCTTGTAGACCGTCTGCCCGTAGCCGGACGAGAAGCTGAACGCCTCGGAGCCTTCGCCCGAGTAGCCCCACCAGCGCCACCTGTTCGTCCAGTTGTGGCCGTACCCGTCCGAACAGGCGGTCACAGTCGCCGTGACCGTGACCGACCCGCTGGCCGGGTCGCCGGACCAGTCCAAGGCAATGCCAATGAACATGTAGCCGCTAGAAGCGGACCATACGGTAGCCATTGGCTACCTCCCTTCGTTAGAAGCCTGCGCCGAGGAGATCACGGGCGCGCGTGCGAGAAGCCGGGGCCAGCGCATCATTCACCGCACCCCTGGCCGCGACACGCATCCGCGCCATCAGCTGGCCGTCCTCGTCCACGACCACCAGCGTATCCGGCCCACCAGCCTGCGCCGCGCGGTTCTGAAGCGCGTCCCACTGACCGGACGTAAAGACCGGCTCCGGCTTGCCTGTCTTATTCAGGACCGTGGTCAGCCCCGGCTGGAGATAGCCCCCGTTGTCGAACTTGTACGTGCCAGCCGTGGGACTGCCCCAGATGCCCGTTTCGCGCACGAAAGCGCCAGGCTTCGGGGCCTCCACCATCATGCCGTTACCAGACGAGATAGCCACGTGCCAGGCGGGATTACCCCAGTACAGGAGCGTTCCGGGAACACTGGCGTTGCCCGCGCTGGAGCCAGACTGGTAGCCCGCCGCCGTCAGACGCGGGATCGAACTGCCCATCTGGTGAGCCGCCCAGTAGACGAGGCCGGAGCAGTCCAGACCCGGCGGGATAGACGAGCCACCCCACACGTAGGGCACGCCGATAGCCTTCCTGGCGGCGTTGACGATGCCAACCGCGCCCATCGTCTCCGTCTTGCCCTTCAACCAGTTGGCAAAACCGTCAATCCAGATGCCAGGGACGGCGCGCATCGAGTCCGAGATCATGCCCGAACCAGGCAGATTAGCCATGAGGGCGTTGACCGGGGCCTTGATGAAGTTCGCCACCGCGCCGATGGGGTCGGCAATGATCTTGCCCATCGTGTCCGCCGCGTCCTTGATCCAGTCCCAGCCGCCCTTCACGGCATCCCAGATACCGCCGTTCGCGTAGGCCGCGAACTTGACCCCGGTGTCCCCGCCAGGGATGTAGGAGGAGTGAGCGCGGGCGGCGGCGTTCATACGCGCCACGGCCTCGGGACCACCCACCGCGCGCACCCACTCGGGGCGCATGATCGCCTCGCCGCCGGACAGGGCGAGCGCACCGCCACCATCCGGGGAGAAGAAGTGGTAGATGTCCCGGCCCGGCGTGTAGCCAGGCAGGACACCACCCGAGGCGTACTCAGCGATAGGCGAGACCGCCGGGAGACGGAAGGACAGGCCCAGCTTCTCAGCCATGCTGTCCGCCGTCTTCTTGATACCGCTCGTGTACACGGTGCTGATGATGAAGTTGATGGGCTTGGCGACCACGGACTTAACCGAGTTCCAGATGTTCGCCACGCTGTCCTTCATCGACTGGAAGGCCGACTGGATGCCACCCGTCACCGTCGAAATAATCGACTGGAGGGTGCCGCTCATCCAGGTGGCAACGTTGTTGATCGAGGTCTTGATGCCGTCCCAGATCGACGTGATGGCCGTCCAGAGTGCCTGCGCGCCCGCCTTGATGTTCTCCCACACGGTCGAGATCACCGGGAGGACGTAGGACTGGAACCATCCGGCAACGGTGTTGACAGTGGTCTGGATGCCCGTCCAGACGGTCTGAATACCGTTCCACAGAAGCTCCGCGCCCGTCTTGATGCCGTCCCACACGGCGGTAATCACCGGCAGGACGTAGGACTGGAACAGATCGGCGGCGACCTGCACGCACGTCTGGATGTAATTCCAGTAGGCCTGGATTCCGTCCCACAGGAGGCCCGCCCCGGCCTTGATTCCATCCCAGACCGCGACGATCACCGGGAGGACGTAGGCCGTGAAGAAGTCCGCCACGGTCTGCACCGCCGTCTGGATGCCTCCCCATGCCGACTGCATGTACTCCCACAGGGTCGCCACGCCGGTCTTGATGCCCTCCCACGCTGTCTGAATATACGGCCAGACATACGTGACGATGAAGTCCGCGATACCCTGGAGGACCGCCTTCCACGCCTCGATATACAGGGCGATAGCGGTCACGACAACCCAGACGGCAACCTTGATGCCCTCCCACACCGACTCAAAAACAGGCAGGAGGTAAGTCTTAAACCAGTCGACGACCGAACCGACCGCCGACTTGATGCCCGCCCACATGCCGTCAATGAAGTTCCTGAACGTCTCGCTCTTGTTGTAGGCGACGACGAAGGCCGCCACCAGCGCGCCAATAGCGACCACAATCAGGCCGATAGGGTTCGCGTCCATAGCCGCGTTCAGCAGCCACTGCGCGGCGGTGTACGCGCCCGTAGCCACCTTGCCCGCCACCATAGCGCCCTTCTGGGCCACCCAGGCGGCGGTCGTGCGGCCAACCTGCACGCCCTGCTGCACTATGGAACGGAGGAAGTCGCCCGCGTACATGGCCTTCAGGGCCACGGTCTCGGCCAGGTCCCCGGCCTTGGCGACCTTCGCCGCCGTCCACGCCGACACCTGCCCCCACACCTGGGTCGTCAGGGCGACCAGGCTCATGGTGCCAGTGACCGTCTTCCAGGCGATAAAGCCACCCACGACAGACTCCAGGATCACCTTGTTCTGCACGAGCGCACCGAAGAAGCTCCCGAGCACACCCCAGAACGGGGACGACACAACGCCGCCCAAGAAGTTCGCCACGCCGGGTATCACCGTCGTAGACAGGAAGCCCCAAATGTCCATGACGTTATCCCTGACCGATAGAATAAAGTCGATAAGGCCCGAGTCCTCCTCGACCCCGAAGAAGTTCCCGTCAAAGTTGCCGTTGACCGCGAGGTCAAAGAACGACTGCACGCCAGGGACGAGCGTCCCGGTCACCCAGTTGTACAGGTCGAGGCCGGTGTCCTTGATCGTGGTCAGCGCCGTGATGACACCCGAGTCCGACGCGAGGCCGAACAGATTACCGTCGTAGGAGCCGGTGGTGACCAGCGTCCAGATCGACTCCAGCGCCGGGAACAGGCTCCCGTTAATCCAGCCGAAAGCAGCGGACGCGCCCTCAGCCACCACGCCCATGAAGTCTGTCAGGGCGGGCTTGATGCGGTCCACGATCTCCATACCGCCCGTGACGAGCGCCGCCTGGAGGTTGCCCCACGCGCCCTCAATCGTGCTGGTAGAAGTTGCAGCCTCCCGAGCCACGTCGGTGAAGCCAAGGTCCAGAATCGCCTGGTTGAATTCCTGGGCGGTGATCTCGCCCTTCGCCATCGCATCACGGAAATTCCCCGTGTATGCGCCGTTTTTGAGCAGTGCCTCCTGGAGCTTGCCGGACGCGCCCGGAATCGCGTCGGCCAATTGGTTCCAGTTTTCGGTGGTCAGTTTTCCCTGACCGGCGGTCTGGGTGAGCACCATTCCGACCGACTTGAATGTTTCGGCGTTACCGCCCGCGACCGCGTTCAGGTTGCCCGCCGCCTCAGCCAGCTGGTCGTATCCTTCCACGCCGTTGGCGGCGAGCTGGGCCGTAATGTTCTGGATGTCGGAAAGCTCGTAGACCGTGTCGTCGGCGTACTTCTTCGTACTAGCGGTCAGCTTCTCGATCTCGTCCGACGCGACACCCGCAAAACTCAGGGTGTTCTTGAATTTGTCGGTCGCGTCACTAGCCGCCAGGGCCTCGCGCGCAACGTCGGCAAAGCCAACCACTGCACCGATAGCGCCCATAGCGCCGAGGGCAAGCGCACCGGCCTTGGCCGCGCTCTTGAAAGCGCCGCCAAGGCCGGACTCGATCTTCTTTTCGGCGGGCTTGGTATCGACGTCGCCCAGCTCCTTGCGGACGGAATCGTTCAGGCCCTTCAGGGACGGCGCGATCTGAATCCACGCCGTGCCCAGGCTAAAGCCGTTTTCCGCCACGTCAAGCTCCTAACTGTGCGCCGCGACCCACCGTCGCGCCCGTTCCTCACGCCTCTGGGCCTCCGCCTCCGCCCGCTCGAACCAGCCAGGCTCAGGCGGGGCGACCGGCTTGGGCACGTCACCCTTCTTGCCGCCCAGGGACGTAATGATTATACCCTCCAGACGGTGGTTAGCGGCGAAGGTCGCCGCCACCTCGTCCGTCCAGGCCGCTGCTCCGCCCATGCGTTTGCGGAGCAGCGACCCGGAGGGGAGGTTGTCGATCAGCACCTTGACACGTCGGAGCGACAGGCCGCCGGTGAAAACCTCCGTCAGGTCAAGGTTATATGTCATCTGGAAGTCGGCCTCCAGCACCTCCCAGTGGTCCTCCAGGAAGGTGGCGAGGCCTATCAGTTTCCCCGGCGCAGGGACTGGAAAACCGACTGGACAAATTCGACCACCTTGGAGTATCGGAGCTTGCCGGACTCCTCGCGGAGGGCGTTCAGCGCTGCGTCGCGCTCGCCCTCATCCGGGATAAGCAGCTCCAGCATCGGGCGATAGTCGCCCTGCTCCATCGCCACCATTGCGTCAAAGTCGTCCACGTCGGTGGGGTCAACGTCCAGGGCAACGCCCATCACCTCGACGTGGACGGGCTGGGGCGCGCCAGTGTCGCGCTTGGCCTGGGCCTCGCGGCGCGCCAGCTCAGCGGCGGAGGGTGCCTTGGTGGCCTTGCGGGCGGCGGGCTTGCGGGCAGTAGTGGTCTTGGTAGCCATGATGATCTGTTCTCCTAAAATAGGCTATCGATTAAATTGTCTGTTCTCCAGGGGGTGTGATGCCCACCCCCCCCGCGGGGGGGGGCACGGGGGGCGCGCGGGGGGGAGGGGGGGGGGGGGGGCAGACGACCTTCAGGCCCTCCTCGTCGGTCAGGAGGACATAGCCGTCCAGGACCTCGAGGTTGTACTCGTACACGGTCAGCTCACCGACCTTGTACGAAATGTCGCTACGTTCGCCCAGCTCCAGGCGCTTGAACACGTAGCGCCTCTGCTTTCCGGTGGACACGTCGAACAGATCGGCAACGCCGACGAGGCCCTCGACCTTACGGGAGGTGGAGACCTCCATGCGGGTGATCGAGGACGTGCCAGCCGTGACCTTCTCGGTCTTCAGCACGCCCAGGTAACGCTTCAGGAGTTCCAGCTTGGACTCCAGGAGCGAGGCCTTGAACGTCGTGGACGACTCGGACATGTAGGTGCGGACAACGCCGTGACCCTGATGGCCGCGAACCTTGTCCACCGAGTCGGACATGCCCAGGCCCATGCCATCCTCGGACAGCCAGCCCACGTCGATCATGCCCGCAGGCATGGCGGTGGTCAGGTTGGTGATGGTGGAAAGGTCGGTCCCGGCGGGACCGAGCCACAGCGTGTCCTTCTCGGACCCCGCCATGAACGCAAGATCAGCATTAGTATTGCTCATGCTGCAACTCCTAACTTCGCAGTGACTTGGTACGTCGCCGTGTAGCGACGCATATCCGTGTCGGGGTCGGGCAGCTCCGCCGGAGCGGGAGACTGCACGACGGCCACGGGGCCGTCCGCACTCGGGAGAGCGTGAACAGCATCCCCTACGCGGCGGGCAAGCTCGCCCGCCCACCACGAGGTAGGCGCGTAGGAGTCGATGGTGATCTGGGCGGTGTACAGCACCCGGTCATGCTGACCGGGGCCTCCCGTTGCCAGCACGAGGACGTAGGGATGCGGGTCCTCCTCGGTGGAGGGGCGCACGCCGCCCACCGTGGTGCCCGCCAACTCGCCCTCAAGGCCCTGGACGACACCAGGGCGGTTCAGGTAGTCGATCACCAGCTTCTGGAGATCGGGGAGTGGGTGGCTCATCGTTAGCCCCTTCCTACGGCGCGTTCCAGCACGTGGTCGCGCGCCTGTCGCTTACGAGCCTTGTACGTTTCCGGGAGGACGTAGGCGCGGGCGCGATCCTTACCGACGCGCACGCCCGAGGTGAAGCCCTCACCGGCGCGCGAGGCGACCTCCGCCGCCTTCCTGGCGAGCAGGGCCTGCACCTCCGACCCCTTCAGGATGGCCTCCGCCGTCCGCTTGTTCGGCTTGAATTTAACGCTCACGCGGGGCCTCCTTCCTGAGTCGCAAATATACCCCCAGGGGGTACCCTACCAGGGAGCCGACCGGCTCCCACACGCCACCACGCAGACGCACCCGGTCACCAGGCAGGACAGAGGCCGGAGCCTCGTCCCGGTTATCCCAGTAGATCGTCACGTCCTCGCGCGTCCCGTAGTCCTCGCCCGTGCCCTCGCGGTTCTCGGACTCCGTGGTGGCGACCAGGACAGGGGCCAGCGCGATCTCCTGAACGTCGTGCGCGCGGAAGGCGACCCCCAGGGGGTCGCGCTTCGGCTCCGCACGACGCAGCAGCGTTGCCGGTTCCTTCCAGGCATCCATGACGCTCACGGGCGACCCCCAAAAAGGGTGTCCGCTGACCCGAAAAACGAGGCCGTGGCCCCGTTGATGTCGTCGCGGTCCTGCCTCGTGAGGAACATGTCCCCGCTCGGTGTAGACCACGACGTGGACATGGTGAACGGGCCGGTGGTCTGGGTGACCTGGGAGGCATCCCCGGCCACGCCCGCCGGACGCTGACGCAGCGCGCGGGCGACGACGCGGCACACGACCGCCGCCCGCACCGACTCCGGAGCGCCCTCCCAGCCCGCACAGCGGTGCCGGATGAGGTCGCTCGCATCCTCCAGGAGGACCTGAGCGCGCGCCGGGGCCGCGTCCACCACCCGAAGGTCCTCGGGGGTGAGACGGTCGCGCAGATCGTCAAGCGTGGCGAAGGCGGTCACGTCAGACCAGCTCCTCGTCGGCCTTCTTGCCCTGCTTCTTGCCCGGCTTCTCGTCCCCGGCCTCAGCCTCGGGAGCGATCAGACCCAGGTCCTCCGCGCGAGCCGCCAGCTCGCGGACCTCGCCCGCCAGCTTCTCGTCGGTAACTGTGGCCGACCCCTCGGTGAACTGGACGCTGCCCGAGGGCAGGACCAGGAGCAGCTCAGGGTAGATGCTTGAGTAGATGTTCACGGTGTGTTCTCCTCACAGTTGGGCCGGAGGCGGGGCCGATGCTCAAGGCCCCGCCTCCGGAGTCGATCAGGAGAGCTTCAGCTTGCCGTGGTGCTGCTCAGCACCATACCGCAGGCCAATCTCACCGTACAGCTGCACCTTGTCGAACGCACCGGTCTTCGCCAGCGGCTCGGCAAAGAACGTACCCTTGCCCGGAATCTCCAGGAACACAGGCACGCACTCCTCCAGGGACACGACCAGGAGGGTATCGGCGGGAACATCATTGTCGAGCATGATGTTGCACGCGCCGAAGTCGGTCTCAATGGCCTGAACGTTCACGCCGCCGACCGTGCGAGAGGTCTCGCGGTAGCCGTTCTCCTTGATGAAAACCTTGGAGAGGGCGCGCTTCATCTTCGCACCGACCAGGATCGTGCGGGTCTCGCCCTCACGGATACCGCCGTGCTCCCACACCTTCTGGAGGGTGTCCAGCACGAGGTCCTCGGTCAGGTTGCCGGTGCCCGCCACCACGTTGGTGGTGATGGCCTCGACAAGACCACGCGTCTTACGCGGGGTCGTGTTGTCCGTGGGGTTCTGGTAGGTGCCCGTGATGAAAGCCTTGTTCACGTCTCGGGCGACCTGCTTCAGGGACAGGTCGAGCTGGTGCTTCAGCTCGGACTCGGGCATGGTCGTGGTGCCAATGGTCACCAGCTTCTCGCCGTCGGTCGAGCGCATACGAGTGGTGGCCTGTCGCGTGTAGGACAGCTCCACCGCCTCCTGGTGAATCTCCAGGACGTTGGACACGCGGGAACGCGGGCGCTCCTCGCCGTTGGGAGCCTGAGCGCCCTCGGTGCGCTGACGGGTAATATCCGCGTCGCGCAGGTCCTCGGTCTGCCACTCGATGAGAGTGGACCCCGCCGACTCGCCACCCGTCAGGCCACCGATAGCGGCCAGGAACGGAGTGTCATCCTTGGAGACCAGGAACAGGTCTCCGGTGTAGTTGGGCAGATTGTAGGTCGTACCCTGACCAGTAACGCCGGTCATGTTTCCTCCTAGATGAGATTGGACGCAGCCGAGAGCTTCGCCAGCTTGAGGCTGGAGAGCGCGGCGTGGTCGCCGTTCGCCTCAGCGCGGGCGATCATCTCGTCAACGCTGAGCACCTCCCCGCCGGGGTTCTTCGTCCCCACGGTGGGGAGCGTGGGCGTGGAGGCAGCCCCGGCGGGTGCCGGGGTGGACTTAGCGAGGCCCGCCAGGGCCTCATTCAGAGCCTCAAGGTCCGCGTCGTCGCGGATGAAGGACCCGAGCGAGGCCGGGATGCCCGCCTTCTCCAGGCGCTGCGCGCGCTTCGCCTCGCGCTCGCGGGCCTCCTCGCGGTCGCGCATCTCCTGGAGCTGCGCCTGAAGGGCCTCGACAGTCTCCTGGAGCGCCTTCACCGCGTCCGGAGTGCCCTCAGTGGGCGCTTCGGGAGCCGCCGGGGCGGCCTCGTCCTTGGCCTCGGGCGCTTCGTGGGAGTCCGCGGACTCCTCGGAGGCCTCCTCAGCCGGTGCCTCGGGAGCCGCCGGAGCGGCCTCGTCCTTGGCCTTGGGCGCTTCGGGAGCCACCGGAGTGGCCTCCGGTGCCTCGGGGGTCTGATCGACGGCGGGAGCGGCCTCCTGCGCCGCCTCCGTGGCCTTAGCCTTCTTGCTCATTGCTGTTCTCCTTCTCCCGAGAAGCCGCCAGCTTCTCAAGCCTGCGCGAGCGGAGCGCCCGCGAGGGACGATCCACACCCTGACCATCCGAGAACATTTCGGGGTGGCCGTCCCGCATATACGCCGTAATTATACGCCCAGATGGTGCCTTCACACCATCTTTCACCGCAGCACGGCGCGCCGACAGGTACGCCGCGTACATATCGTCCGGATGGTAACCAGGAAGGGCCTTGTGCTCCCAGTCCGGCACGATCCGACAGTCACAGGAGTCGTGGTACTCGTGCCCGGCCCCTCCCGCGAGGTCTTTCGAGTGATACACCCACCCGCGAGAGGCCAGAAGCGTGCAGAAAGCGCACGTCTTGCCGACCGGCACGCGGGCAAAGCGCGGGGCGCTCGGGTCCAGGTCCGCCGCCCGAAGGATCGACCGGCGCGCCCCTGTCTGAATCTCGCGCCCGATGGCCCCGGCCACGACGCGGATCGCCTTCCCTGGGTTGTCGTGCCCGAGGCCCGCCGCGTAGCGGCTCAGCCGGTCGATCCGCTCCACCGAGTCCGCCGGAATCAGCGCCTTCGGCGTGTACGCCGTCTTGTAGGAGGGGCGCAGCTCCTGATACCAGTCGAGCGCGCCCTGCGTCAGCGCCGGGCCATAAGCGTCCACGAGGCTGCTCAGGAAACGCTTCATCTCCTCCCGCGACAGCGGGATGTCCTCGAAGTTCAGGACGCGAAACAGGCTCACCAGCTGGTCCTCCGCGCCCGTGAGCGTCGCCCTGACCAGCTGATCGTAAACTTTCAGCTGCTCAGATGAGGTCAAAATCACCACCCCCGGCGGCAGGGCCGCGAGCGCCACGCAGAATCGCATCCAGGTTATCCCGGCCCCGCTGCTGCTCGATCTGCGCCCGCATCCTCGTAATCTGCTGGCGCGTGTAACCCAGCTCCTCCAGGGCGACATCCGTCTTGCCGATCTCCGGGATAGCCTGAATCTGCTTGATCATGGCATCCGACTGGGAGACAATCGACGGGCGAGCCGGGTTGCGCCAATGCGTCGAGATACGCGCCGCGTCCTCGGGCAAGACCCCATCACGCAGCATCAGAATGTTGCGATACACGCGGTTAAGCGCATAGCTGTTCGCGTCGTTGAAGTCGGAGGCTTCGGTCACCAGCTCCTCGCGCGCCGCGTAAATCGCGTCCGCCGAGGATGGGTTGTCCTGGACGATACCGAGGGACCCCACCGGGAGGGACAGCGCGCCCGCCAGCTCCTGCGCCAGCTCACGGAGCTGGTCGACGTATGGCTGCATGGACTGCTGGGGGATCATGTCGACCTCGGGAAGGTCGCCTTCCTCGTCGCGGGATATGCCCTTGACCGACCCGAGCCGCCAGCTCCAGGACCCCTTAATCTGGTCGAACGTCGCCCTATCCACGCCGCGCAAGAGCAGGCCGGGAGCCGTGAACAGCTCCGAGGACACGTCCATGCGCATCGACGCGCGCACGGCGCGGTCCACGATGGACAACACGCCGTCCGTGAGCCTCGAGCGCCCCAGCGGGCGATCCAGGTTGCCGCGATAGACGAGCGCCTCCATAGGCGTGCGCCCCAGGTTGTGCTCCACGTGCCCCGTCACGAACCACCCCTGAGCGCCCAGCGGGGCCATGCTCACCATCACATGCGGGGTCAGCAGGATCAGCTCGGTTGGCCGACCGAGATAGTCCACGTCGTTGATCAGCAGACCGGCGCGGATGCCCCGTCGACGACGATCCCACAAGGCCGCCGCCGTCATAGCCGAGTACGGGAGGACGAGGACCGGCGGGGCACCCGCCGCCCCCCCGCCCGGGGGCGGCGCCCGGAAGGCCACCCCACCCCGCGCCCGCGACGCGACCGCCTGCCCGATCTCCGTCGAAAAGCGGTTCTCCTCCAGGATCGAGGCCAGCCCGTAGGGGTCCTCCGTGCCATCCGGGGCCACCACCCCGTCCCAGTGGCAGCGCGACGTGAGCGAGAAAACGGCCTTCTCTGGCCAGGTGGAGACCAGGCGCAGGTCGCGCGCGATCTCCCGAGGCAGCGCAATGTCCAGACTGTCGACGTACACCTTGCAGTCGAGATAGGCCTGGCGGCGTGCGTTGCCCGGATAGCGCGCCTGCCAGGTATTCACCAGCTCCTCCAGCGTCGCCTGGAGATCGACGGGCAGGCCCGCCACAGTGGGCGCGGTGAATAGCTGGGGTCCCATGCCCGCGATCAGACGCAGGTCAACATTCGTACTCATGCGAGGGCCTCCTGGCTCCGGTTAGGACGGCGGCGCGTCGTCCGCGCCATCCACAGCGCCACGCTCACGGCCTCCAGGGGCACCTCGTCGCCCTCCTGGGCCGTCGAGTGCCACCCCCACGCGCCGTCCGTGGTCCTGATCTTCTTGTCTGACACCCCCACAGACGCATCCAGGGGGTCGTTGCCTGCATTATACCCGCCAGGATGCGACACCGTGCGACCCCTGACCGCGTTCAAGAAGCCCGAGCAGGCCGTGAAGTACTCCGCGTTGTCCAGGACGTGCAGGTAGCGGCGCGGCGGGCGCAGGGCGCGCAGGTCCTGCTGAAGCGCCAAAGCGCCCGACCGGCCCGACACGCCCACCGCCGAGTAACGGCCCCGGCGCTCATACAGCCACTCCGCGAGCGCTGCGCTGTTCATGGTCGAAAAATCGCCCGCCTCCAGGTCAATCAGCTCCACGTGGGACACGCCAGCCTTGCGGTCGTGCAGCGCGCCAGCCACCGCGATACGCCGCCCATCCTTCGAGAAAGCCACGCCCAAGGCGCGCACGGCGCGATCCGAGGCCAGCTCCGGGGCCAGCTCCGTGACCCCGGTCGCCTCCCAGTCGTCCAGCGAGATCAGGCGGCGCGTGTTGTCGTCCGAGGCCCACCAACCGAGGCGCTCGCGGGCGAAACCGTCGTCCGCATAGCGGGCGCGCTCGCCCTCAATCACGCTCATCTGGAGCCTGCCGGACGCGACCGCCGGGTTGGTGCGCACCCACAGGCCCCGGTCGTCCGCGTCGATGCCCGCCAGCGACTTCGGAGACCCCGGAGGCGACCACTCATCCCAGCACGTGCGCGAAGACTCGCCACTCAGCGCGTCACGGCGCACACGCGAAAACACCTCGCCCTCCGCCAGCGGACCCGGCGGCGTGCCCGTGTATATCCACTGCGGGTCGCCCAAGGGGGCCGCCGACGTGGTGGGCAGAAGCGCCTCCAGCGCGTCGTCCGTAAGCTGCTGCGCCTCATCCATCACCAGGACATCGACCGTGAAGCCACGGCCCGATCCCTTCGAGCGCGCCGCGATCTCGATAGACCCGCCATTCTTCAAGAAGATGGCCTCCTGGCCGTTGACGTTGCGGATCGACTCAACGAGGGCGTTCAGCTCGGGGAACTTCGCCGCCGGATCGTTCGTCTTCTGCCCAAAAAAGTGCTTCAGGCGGCGGAAATGCTTCTGCGCCGTCTTCACCTCGTGGGCCGTGTGCAGGATGCGTTCGCCTCGACCGATCGCGCCGAACAACTCCCTGATCTCCAGAACGGCGTTTTTGCCGTTCTGGCGGGGCACAGCCAGCCCACAGGTCATGTGTGCCCAGTTGTCACCGACGACGCTCAGCCAGTTGTCGATCACCCAGGCCTGCCAGGGATCAGGGACGAGCTGGTAGGAGGCGGATAGGGAGACGGCGAGGTCCCCCAGCGAGTCAATCGCGGGGGACGTGATCGAGGTGACCGGCTCCTGGGAGGCCTTGAGGGCGGTCTTGTTAGGACGCGCGTCGGTCACGCTTGCGCATCCTCTGCTGGAAGATGGCGACCGCCGACCCGTCGCCGTCTGTGGTCGGCTTCGGGCCTCCCTGAGCCTCCGCAGGGTGCTCCAGCTCGTGCAGGTCACGGGACAAGCGGTTGGCGGTGTTCAGGAGGGCGGACAGGTCACCGGGCTTGGCCTGGTTGATGGCCTCCCAGGCCACTCCCAGGAGGTCGTTCAGCTCCTTCTTGCGGTCGTGGACGGTCACAGCAGGCCCGCCTCGGTCGCCGGGATGACGTGGGGGATGCCGGACTTCTTCAGGCACGTTTCCATGAGGTAGGAGACGTTCACGCCGGGCGCGGTGTAGGCCATGACCGCGCCGTCGATAGCGCGGTTGCGGTTGGCCGCCGTGATCTGCTTGGGGGTGCGCAGGTACAGGCGCGCGCCGCGCTTGCGGTCCTCCAGGTATTCCGCCCGGTGCAGGGTGTGGGTGCGGTAGATCGGGTCGCGCTGGCCGACGAACGGCTGGAATTTGCGTCGCAGTTCGCCCCGGCTGGGGAAGATCACGACGGTGTGTGCCCCGTCTGGGGTCTCATCGAGGAGGTCTAGCAGGTCAAAGTCATTCATGGGGCCGATTATAGCAGGTTTGGGCGGTTTTAGCGCTTTGAGGGGATAGGGGATACCCCAGGGGGGTATTTCGCTTGGGCCTCTGGGTGTTCCTGGTTGTTGGGGGAGGGGATACCGCCCCTTGTCAAGTGGTAAGTTTCCATTTCGGGCGTGAGGTTTGCCACATTCAGGACACCGGAGGTTTCGGTTCTGGGGACTTCGGTCCTGATGGTCCGTCCCATCCACTCACGAACGGGTTTCGGGTAGGTGGTGTTCACCATTGGATGCCTCCGACGGTGTGGGCCTGGGTTGGCCTGGGTTGGTTTGGGATGGGTTTGGAGCCTCTGCGCTGGTTGCATTGGCGGCATGTGACGCGGGCGTTGTCGATGGTGTCGCCTCCGCCTCGTGCGGCTGGCACCACGTGGTCCGGCTCCGGGCTGTTGGGCTGGAGCGTGGTCCCCCATGCGAGGGCGCGCCCGCAGTCTGGGCAGTGCGTCTGTCCGTTGGCCTGTGCGAGGTGGAGGACGCGGACGCGCCAGCGCTTGTGGCGTGCTGTGCCGGTGCGGGATGTGCCGGGTCGTGGGGTCATGCGAGCGAGTGTAGCACGCCCGCCTACCTCGTGTGGCCCCGGTGCGCCTACCTCGTGGTGTGCGTGTGGCCGGGCGGCGGGGTGGTGGGTGTCAAGTGTTGAGCGGTTTCGTCTTGTTACAGCGTGGTTTCAACGTTTGTGGGGCGGGGTGGGTTCTTGTTACACCTTGTTACAGGCTTGTTACAACCTTGTTACGCTTTGTTACGTGGGTTTTTCGTTGGTATTCTGCGGAACTTTACACTCTTGTAACGAGATGCCTTATATCCCTATATAGAGCAGATTTGAGCAATAATTGTTCTATCATAGATTAGCTAAACTATGATAGACGAACTTTTCGCTATTTAAAGTAAATAGGATTTCTTGATACAGGACGCGAGCGCTTTTCGCCGTTTTCGCCGCGATACCAAGGCAAAACAGGTGTAACAAGGCTGTAACGAGATTTTGTAACGAGATTCTGTTACGCCCGTTTTGGGTGCTGGCTATAGGGGAACTTTTGGCGGCGGTGGCACACGAGGTCGGCCCCGAACGCCTCGACACCACACCATTAAAGCGCTAACATAGGGCGTATGAAACGTATTGAACCGTGCGGCAAGCGCCGCCCCTACGTCATTGACTATGCCCTCATCCCTGAGCCTGACTCTGATCGTCGCCTCCTCGTGGGCCTCGACTCGTGCGGCCACGTGTGGGTGAGCCTCACCGACGCGCTGCGTAATAGCTGCCTGTCGGATGCGCCGCCGATCTACCGTGCGACGGTGATCGGCCTCGGTGGTGGTCGCGTCGTGCGGCCTCGTCTCGCGCCGGGGCGTATCCGCGCCATGCTCCCGCTCATGGTGGACGCGCCCGGGTGTGCGTCGCTGATTGCCCACACGGGGCGCGCTGGGATGCTGACCCACCGCTCCGACGTGCGTCGGTGGATCGACCACACGCTGGGGATCTACTCGCTGGTGGGTGTGAACGCCGCGCCCGTCGTGTATCCCTGGCCCGAGGAGGTGGCGGCGTGAGCACGGAGCTGGAGTCTTTGGCCGAACGTCTCCTGCACGACAGGGTGAGCGCGGCGGGTGGGCTGTGCCCGAAGCTCGCGCCGGTCGACGCGGGCACGCCTGATCGCCTGGTGATCTGGGAGGGTCGCGTGTATCTGGTGGAGCTGAAGCGCCCCGGCGGGCGGGTCCGGCCTATCCAGGTGGCGTGGCATAACCGTGCGCGCCAGGCGGGTGTTGAGGTGGTCCTGCTGAGTGGGACGGTGGAGGTCGCGGCGTGGCTGGATGATCTGGGGGTGCCGCCGTTGCCGCCGCGTCGTCGTGGGGGTGGCCGCGTCCGCCGTTTGTGTGACTGACGTTACACGCGCTAGATGTTGCACTATTGGTCTTTGGGTGTGCTATACTGATTACGTCACCGAGAGACGGTGACCTGAACCGAAAGGACCAAGACAATGAGCCGCTACTTCTTCTCCGCCGTCAGCCTCCAGGGTTTCAACGCCGAGCAGATCGACCTGATCAACCGCGTGGCCGCGACCGAGTACGAGGCCCAGGGCCGTGAGCCGATGCTCGAGGAGATCAAGGCCGACTACGCCGACGAGCTGAACGCCCTCGCCTGACCCACCCCCCCCCGACCCCCCCCCCCCGCCGCGCCGCGCGCCCCCCCCCCAGCCCCAAGACCAACATCCTCCCTGACTTCGAGTTCAACCACCTGACCCGCATCGCCCACATCGGCTCCCAGATCGTCTGCGGCGCGGAGAACGTGGTCCAGACCGTTGACGGGAGAGGGAACCTGTTTATCACGCTGACTTTCCCGGTCTCCTCCGTCACCGTCGAGGCGCACCCGGAGTACGACTGCCACGCCACCCACACGACCCACAGCCACGCCTGACCAACCCACCTGCTGAAAGGACCAAGACAATGACCGAGAACAAGATCATCGAGCAGATTCGCCAGCTCCTGCGTATTGCCTCCGACCGGGGCGCGAGCACCAACGAGCGTGAGCTTGCCCAGCGTCGCGCGGAGCGCCTCATGGTGCGCTACCGCATCGAGTCTCTGCCCGAGGGTGACGCGCGCGCCAAGGACGAGGACATTACCTCGATGGAGGTGGAGATCAAGGGCGGCTCCGCGTCGATGGCGCGGGCCATCGTGGACGGCCTCGCCACCCTCGCCCGCTCCCTGAGCTGCTTCTGCTCTTGGAAGACGTACAAGCGGCACACGCTCGCCACCATCGTCGGCACCCGCTCCGACCTCGCATACGTGACCGAGTTCTACAACGCCACCATCGTGTCCTACCCGTCGATGCTGAAGGACCGCCTGCGTTACGAGGACTTCTACAGTGAGTCCGAGCGTCGCCGTTTCCGCCGCTCCTACGTGATGGGATTCTTCCAGGGTATCGCGGACAGGATCGAGATCGCCACGAGGGAGGAGACGACTTCGACGGGCCAGGACCTCGTGCTGGCCTCCAGGTATCAGCGTGCCGAGGCGAAGGCGCGGGATGGTGTGAACATCAAGTTTGCCCGTAGCATCCTGATTGACCGCGACGGGGAGGCGAGCGGCGAGCGCGACGGATACGTGTCCGGCATCGGCTGGATGGGTGAGCGCCTGGACGGCCCGCGCGTGGGTATCGCCGCGTCCTGACCCCTGACCCACCACGCCCCGCCGCCTTAGCGCTTTGTGTTGCGTAGGGCAGCGGGGTGCCCTATACTAAACATGTCACCGCCCCGGTGACCCCACCTCCGAAAGGACCAACCATCATGAACATCAAGTACGCGCTCGCCGGTTTCGGCCTCACCGTGGGCCTTGCCATCGCAGCGGCGGCCCCCGCGCTCGCGGCCCCCGCCTCCCCCGAGCCGATCAGCGCCCAGGTCACGAAGGCCACGTCCGCGTCGCGCCAGACCACCAGCGAGGTGACCGTTGAGGGCACCTGGGCCACCCCGCGCCTGACGGTCGGCTCGACCCTCACCGTTGGCAGCGTTGACGGCGGCTTTGCCTGGAGGGCAGGCTTCCCGTTCACGCTGGACGACGGCACCCGGATTGGCGAGTGTGTCGCCGATCAGTCCACGCTCACCTGCACGGTGACCGAGGTCCCCGAAGCGTGGGCGGCGAAGCAGGACGTGTCCGGCACGTTCCACGCCCGCGCGCAGCTCACCGATAAGGCGGTGGGCACCGAGTCCACCCAGATCACCCTGAACGGCGAGACCGTCCGCACGCTCGTGTGGGGCGACAAGGACGGCACCGGAACCTGTAGCAATGATTGCGCCAGCCCGGCGCACTACGAATACGCACGACCGGAAACGGTCAAGTACGGGTGGACCGACGCTAACGGGTCTATCGCCTGGGGCATCCAGTGGAAGATCGACCCCGGCACCGAGTACACGATCACGGACGAGACCAACGCCCTGCACGCGGCGGTGAAGTGCTCGACTGGCCCCACGTGGGCACCGGACACGACCTCGTGGACGGACGGTAAGCTGGACGACACGAAGCACACGCTGACCTTCACGCCCCCGGCGGGCGCGCTCGTGTGCGTGACCTTCCCGGATGCGACGAAGCCCGTCGAGGGCCAGACGACCTACACGAACAAGGCGACGATCAACGGCGCGAGCCTGGAGGCGACCGCGACGATCAAGGCCAGCGGCGGCACGGACGGCGACGGCACCGTGAAGCCCACCCCCGCGCCTGCGCCTACTCCGACGACTGAGCCGACCCCGAAGCCCACTCCGACGACGGAGCCGACCCCGAAGCCCACTCCGACGACGGAGCCGACCCCGAAGCCCACCCTCACGCCTGCGCCTACTCCGACGACGGAGCCGACTCCGGCACCCGCGCCCACAACCGCGACCCCGAAGCCCGAACCGAAGGCCCCCGCGACCCCGAAGGCAGACGCACAGCCCACACCCGCGCCCACGACGCGCCTCGCCAAGACCGGCGCGACCCTCGACGGCATCGGCGTTTCCCTCGTGGCCCTTCTGATCGGCGTGGCACTCGTCATCGGCGGGGGGGGCCCCCCCCCCCCCCCCCCCCCACAAAACACCCCCCCCCCCCCGGCAC